TGGGAAAATAAACTATAGAAAACCCCACTCTAATTAAGTTTCGAGTGTTTTAAAGTTCTGGGGGTGCATCAATTGCGTACATGGTGTTAGCTCCACCCATGTGTCCACGTGTGACCTCTCCAAGTGTGGTTATGTAGTTGCCAGTGGAAATTTTCTGCCTGGCTAGTGCACCGTACTTAGCAACTGAATGAGCAGCAAGCTCCTTTTCATTGGGTTGCCGGATGAGACCGTCAGCTGGTTGCAAACTTGCTGGATTGGTGACTCCATCGAAGAAATCGAAAGCAGCAAATTTTGTGTCTTCTTGGTAACCAAGCTTGGCCCAGTTTGCTGGTGGGATATTGCTGTCTAGCAGAATGTTCCAGACAACTTTAGCGAAATACATGCAAAACTGCCTGGGTGTGATGTTAATACGATCAAATTGGGCAGCAAGTGCGCGGCGTGAAAGTGCTGGATTTGAGGGGGTGGCACCTATGAGTTGTGCGGATTTTGAGCTTTGGACATCAGCATAGGCACGCGCTAGATCCCACATAGCGGGGCCAGTTTCATTAGCAGCCAGTCCCATGGCGGTGAAGATCTTTCCGAGAGCTTCTATTTCAGTTGGTGTTGCCACTGAAGTGACTGTGGACACATACTTGACTTTCTTCAAATCACTGAGGCTAGGAGCTGTATTAGGATTTGAAAAGTCAGCAGGGGTTTTGGCACCAGCATCTTGAGCAGTTGGAGGGGAACCAGAAGTAGCAGCAACTGGGGTATTGTCAACCATGATTAGTGAATTGTTAGCTTAATTGTGAAGTGCTCAAAGTTAATTTTCAAAACTAGGAAAACTTAACCCGTTCCAAGGGGCGAAGTTGATTGCTTTTAGAACTTCAGGCGTGTTTTCACAATTAGTAACAACTATGGCAGCTCCGTCAATGATGACCTGACAATGGTGATGTTGTGTTGGCTGCAGAATGTGTATTGTAGCAAGAATGCTGGTGAGTAGTACGGCTAACGCTAAAACTAAATTTATTGGTGAGGACGATACCCAATGTAAGAATGAAGATGAGTATGAGGACATTTAATTTGTTACCAGAGTGAAAGTATGATTGTTGCTGAGGAAAATATGATATCTTCTTGGTGCCGTCTTGATACTGGCCACCAAATGGCAATCTATGCAGATTATCTCCAGCAACAGGTTGATAATGGCTGTTTTGGAAGTAAATGCAAGCTGACAACAAAAAGGCAATAGCAGTTATCTTGTAGGTGTCAGTGAGGTCAGCCCTAGGAGTCAATCCTGGCATTTAGTTCGCCAATGGTGAGTCTCTGAGTGTGTCTGGTTAAGGAGATGAAAGTTCTGGCAGGATTTTCAGTGACTGCTGCAGCTAGTGTAGTGCAGTAGAAAGTGGTTTCAGTGAACTCTAATCCTGCTAATTCTTCAGAGTTGGTTGTCACTACTTGATCAGAGACAAATTCCAAAACTTCTTCCTCAGATGCTGAAATATTTTCAGTTGGGTCTACTTGAAATGGGTCAAAGAATTCAACTATGTCGTCTTCTTGTTTTACAGAGACAATTTGAAGTTGAAACAACTTGTTTAAAAGCTCTGCAGTAGACTTGCCAAATCTATGTGTTCTGAAGGAAGTGTAGTGTGGAATTCTAAGTCTTCCAATGAAAGTACACTGACAAGGGTCTCCAAACAAAGCTAAAGTAGGTTCTTGGTAACTTTCTAGAAGATGGTACTCATCGACAATATCACAAAGGGTGTTTGGAAAGCAAGATAAACAAACTTGTGAAATTTTATTAGCTTTATCTAAGTAACAAGGCCTAGGTGATCCTATAACTAGGTTCGGGTAAGCGGAAAATAAAGTTCTAAGTAGGGTAGTTTTCCCTGTTCCAGCGATTCCGTGAACAACGATCACTCCTTCAACGCTGAGTTTAGGTTCAAAGTGGTGCAGTTGAAGTAAATTAATTAGAGTAGATCTTTCCATTTCGAACAGGGGAAAACTTAACCCGTCAATGGGTTGCTTTTGGGGGGCTCTTCTCCCCAAGTCTCATGGCTTCACCTTGGTGGAGTTTGTGCAATTTGCGAACAGCCAAGAAATGTTGCTCAGCTTCATCAGGAGTAAGGTATTCATGCAATTTATCTCCCATTTGGTATGAATGCTTCATGTCTATTGCATATGACCTAGCAGCAGTGTGGAGGTTACCTATTGCTTCTTGTAACATGATGGATGCATGCATTTTCAAAGGATTTTTAATAATCCCACCTGGGGTAAAAGTCCACCCACAAAATTCAGCATAATCACCCTTAACTTGTTTTGGAAACAATGTTTTTGATGTCAATTTAAGCTTGCTCTGTAATTTCTGAAAGGAGGGTTTTTCCATGACCACTCCGTCAAGAGCCATGTCATCACCAGCGTAAACTTGTTTCACTGCTGAACTCAGATGGTATCTTGTTGCTGTGTAAGCAATAGAGCATTCAGTGTTGGCATCAAATGTGGGACCTTCACCTGATAACCTCATAATTGAAAGGGTACCTAGGAAAATTTTAGCGTTAAGCTTAATGTTGATATACCCTTCAATCACGTCTGCAGGAATGTTGAAGAATTTAGCCTTCATGACTTCGAATTGTAACATAGCTCCATCTTGGGATTGATCAAATGCAGTGAAATCATTAGTCTGAGCAGTTCGATTAAAGTTCCAACCATTGAGAACAAAATTATTCAGATCATCAGTTGTAGTTTCACAATTGATGAAAATGTGTTTTGGTTGAAATCTTTGTCTCATTTTTCTTAAGTATCTAGCCATAGTTCCGTACAGCATAACGGTTTGCTGCATAAAAGCTGCAATTGTTTGCCCAGGCTTTGATTTGATTGCTCCCAATTTCTCTACTTTCTTAACCCATTGTGACTTCAAAAACAGTGAGATCTTGTTAGGCTCGAAGTCAGGAGATTGTCGACTAGCGGCATTTATCAAATTAGCCATTGGTTTTGCTAGGTATGTATTCTTGACTTCAGCTGCACATATTTCCCAAGTTCTTGGCTCGAAGTCGACAGGGTCAGCTGGCAGACACATTGCTGAGTGATAGTTAAAGAACAGAATATCTCCAACATCTTTCTTCAAATTAAATTCTCTGAGGTTAGCTTCTGGTGTAGTTATAGAAAGTCTTGCCTCAATTGTTGCCCAAAAGAGAGTTTCATCTTTTGCCTGTTGATGTTGGAAAAGTTGTACTATGGGATTCTCTGTTTGTATGGTGTTGGAATAACCATGATGTTTATCATAGATCTCACGAGCAAACTTTTCAGGTAGTGCTGAAGCTAATTTCTCTAAGTTGTTGCCGTTAGAGACGGGGAAATGAGTAGCAGGAGCTTCAGGTTCCACAGGGCTGTCATCTGCAGGTTTTGAATTCAACATCTCAGTCTTTTCATCCCGGTATGTATCAATAAAGGCTTTGAGGTATGGTGTAGCTTCAAGCTTATCCCAAAATTCAGAATTGTTGGGGCCAGTATTGATAAAATGGATAGAGTCCACAGCTCGTGAAAGACATGTGTAAAGAACTCTGTCAGAGCAATGCTGTGTGTGGTTGTCGAGCAAAATTTGAACTCTTGGAGCCGTAAGTCCTTGACATCCTGCATAAGTCATTGCTTTATGGCCAATGTCTTGCATTGCATTTTTCTTCATCTGAGAGGGCACTAAGATGGGTACTTTGCATTTTTGTAGAGCATTGGATGCAAAAGTAATTTTGAGGTGTCCTTCTTTTTCACTGTACACTCCCAACTTGTTAGCTAAACTACGTACATTTCTGTGCGTAGCGTTCAAATAGAAACCACAGTAGTTGGAATAGTAGGCAACAGCTTCATCAAGAGAGGCAATGTAAGCTTCATTGTTAGACTCATGATATACACTTTGTCTAGAGTCACCAGTGAGGATGAAGAGTTCAATGTTGGTGTGATGGAACAGATAAGCTTCAATGTAACCGGGTGGCAGTTTAGTATAGTCGTCAAAAATGACAACAGGAAAACCTGGTTGAATCATTGCTTTTTCAAATGTTTTAATGTGTTCCATAGGCAACTTGCACAATTTGTTAACCCAGTCATTCCTGAGCTCTACCGTGGGGACAACAACTGTACAGCAGTCATTATTGTCACCCAAAGTTCTAAGGAAGTTTTGCAATGCTTGTGATTTTCCGGAGCCGCCACAACCATGTATGACAACACCAGATTTGACTATGTCTTCATGTTGCATTTTGAAAGCAAAACTCTCTTTCCATTCTTTGGATTGAGCACAGAGCAGTTTTCCAGTTCTGTTATTTTTAACATCTGAGCTATAAGCGCTGGCCCTTCTGTGGCTGATAGGAATAGCATAAACTGCTCTTTTGATATTGCGCAAGGTTGAAACAAGATCTGCAGGGATGCTAGATGGGTATTCAGATCTTGGTGTTTTATTGTTGATGTCCTGAATTGGTTGGATAATTTGGCCGTCGGGACTATGTTGGATCTGATCTCCTTTGAAACCATGGGCATTGAGAAGTGGGAGCCAGGCTTTCCATGGAAGATCAGCAGTTAAGGAATTGGGGCATTGTGAGATATGGTAGTTGTGCTGTGTTTGCTGGACATTGGAGACCTTACGTGAAGCTTCTAGCTCAGCAATTATATTTTCAATTTCTTCATTCTTCTTTGATGAAGTGTCAGATGCATAACTAGCCCATGTTTTATTTTTTAATGCTGGAAGTGTTGGTGCTGCGATTTCTTCAGACAAGAGAGATTCAATTTCATTTATAACAGCGAAGTTGTCAGCATCCGTCATAGCCATAGATATCTCATTGTTAGGAACAGATTTGCTAGCGTATGAGCATTCTGGCAGATCCACTGGTTCAGACAGGCCAAGGTTCTTAACAGCATTGTTGTAATTAGTCACACAATCAACTGGTGGTTTTGTTTCTCGCTCAAATTCGGTGTATTCTATTTTGGGCTCTTCAGATTGAAAATCAGCGAGTGAAATCACTCCTTGCTTGACCAGTTGTGTTAATTGCCTTCTTTCCTTATAAGTATTGGCTGCTCCACTTATAGCTTGCCCAATGGCAGTGTGTGTAGTAATTGTTAGCTCTTCAGTTTTGATAGTATAGGAAAAATCTTTCCATTGAAGAGCGGTGAGAAGTTGATTGAAATCACTCTTTCCCCGGAAGAATTCAATCATGCACCTCCAGTCGTGTTGCATGGGTGCAACCAATTTCTTGAAGAAACTGGATTTTAGCATGTTGTCATAATCGTTTATAGATGACAATTGTGAAACATATGAAAAGTAATTGACAACATGAGTAAGCTCATCAGGGTCATACAGTTCCAGCTCAGCTGTGGATATAAGCTGTCTAACTTTTGCGAAGATATCTCTTTGTGTGACTTTGTTGACAGACTTAACATATAAGTACAATTGGATTGCCCTGGAGCGTGGCATAGGTTTTGTGGCATTAACATGTCGGGGGTGAAATATATTAGGGAATGTCACAAAACTATTTTTTTGAAAGGTCCTATATAAGGGCGTTTCAAAATTTCCTCTTTGGAAAAGGAAAAGGTGGTTGGCGCCTAGACTTTCAACCATTTGAATTGTAATGGTATATTTGAGGCCAGTCAATGGATCGTGTCCTATGAATCTGGAATATTTAAGCCAGTCTAAGGTCTCATACTTGTGAAAGTATGCCCCACCACCATGTGAACCAGGGATATACTCAAAGCCTTCTTCATTGTAGTTAATGGAGTATATCGCAGGAAATAAAGATGTTTGTCTATGAATTGCTTCAACAGGTAGGACAACGGTTGCCATTAATGTTTTAAGATTTTGGCAACGGTCAAAAAGGTGTGTAACATCAGCTGGCTCCATGAAATGTAAGGAATCTGAAATGTATGCGATTCTGGTATTCACGGAGAAGCTTGTTGATGTGGACTCTTCGTCATACCTAAAGAAATCTTTGGGCTCTATGTTATGGTTGACAAAAACATCTTTATGAACAGCAGCTCTTCTCATGTAACGCAATTTGCTACGTTTTAGGAAAATGAAGGTAACCTTCTCATCTTTTGGTAGATGGTGACCAACAATCTCTAGCATTCTGTTTTCAACCACTTTAGCTGCTGCGTGTGTATGGGTTTGAATTGCATGAGGGTTAATTGTGACACCTAAATTCTCAAGGGTGTCGGCTTCATAATCATTGAGCGCATAGGGACAATTGATTAGAGATTCCTTCAAAACTGGTCGAACATGTTGGTATGCTGCTTCGCATATGCTTGACTGTACTTGAGGGTCTCTGATCTTTTCCAAAGTATTTCTAACACGAGACATAATGCGGTAAAGTGCGTTAGCTGTTTTTCCGCGTGGTTATGTAGTGTTATTATGACTTTGTTGTTTTAG